CACTCAAAGAACGATTGGCACAGCGCACAGAGCAAAACTTTTGCCCCCGATGCGGCAAGCGCACAAACGATATTCACACTTGCACACCACCACAGGAAAACACATGATGGGTTTGTTTTTAATCCTATGCCTGGGCGCTGCCGTTGTGGTGGCAGTCGCCTGGGTATTTGTTCAGATATTGTTATGGATGGAGGAATAGCGCCCGTTCATCCTGGCGGCGTTTAACCAGCCCTGGCAAGACTTTGCCGCCTCCCTTGGTGTATTTTAAGAATTCATCCGCAGCACCCGCCTTGTCGCCTCTAAGCACCTTCTGGCGTAGCGTTGAACGCTGGGTTGTTCCCAGGCCGCAGTTAAAAGAAAAAGAAACAAGACTGTCAAACATCCCTTGGCTGAGATCGACAGGAAATAAAGTGTGTACTCCACGTTCAAACCTTGCAATATCATTTCTGAGAATGGCGTTTACTTCATCCGCTGAAAACGTGCGGTTATCTTCTGGGCGTAGCGGATAACCATCTCTTTGATCGACAGGTATCTTGCCTTGATCTGGGTATAAAACATGACCGACTCCTATTGTCCAAAGTTTTGCTGGGCAACGGTAAGGCTTAAACCTCACACCTTCATGGTGCTTGACCATCTCAACAGCTTGGGGGCTGATGTTCATTTTTTGAACGCCTGACCACCAAACCAGAAGCTGACGATACACGCCCAAATGATTTGGGTTTCATCATCCCACAAATGATTTAGTGCCACATCGAAAGCCACATCTGTGTGCCAAGCGTAATAAAAACCAAAGACCTCGACAAACATAAACATGATGAACATTCCGTAGGTGATGACGCTACGGGTTGCCGCCCTCATGTCAATCACCCAAGTTGATGCACCTTGCCCTAGTGCCACATCATGAGCGTACAAGGCTTGGCGTTCTTGCATCTGAGTCTGCGCCATCTGCACATCTGCATTGATCTGTATTTGCTCAGTTTGGATATGTTCGATGCGCTCTTGTGCTTCTAGGCCAGCTTTTTTGAGAGTTAGTTCACGTTCTGTCTGCATTGCCGCCAACGCCAATTCATGCTTTTTGTCAGACTTGTCTTGTATGAATTCAAGGATTTTGGGCAGGCCGCCCATAAGGAAACTTATTAGACTAGAGAATAGAGTGAGCATTTTTTAACCTTTCAATTCGAAATTTAGATTTGCATGGCGGGGGTATTGCACAACACGTTCACCCTCTGGGCATTTGTATTTGATGGTTGCCAGCAAAGTTGCCTTGCCGCTGGCAATCTTTTCTTTTTGTACCATCGTCAACTGATATGTAAATGTATCAATTTCTGGCCCTGCTGGACCACTGAATCTACTGGCGGTGGTGGTCGCTTCATGCACCATACCTGATGCGTCTCGAATGCTTGGGGTAAAACTTTCAACAGAACAATCATCCCGTTTTTTTATTCGTGCAACAGTAACATTTATGGGTTGCCCAGCCTCTGCCACAATTTTAAAATGCTCTGGCGACCATTCAAGAATGGCCCGATCAAACCAGCCAAACTTGTCAGCAAGTGTGTAACTGCCGCCCAGTGCGGCAACGCTTGCGGCAACTGCGCCAATAGCTTTGGTGAGATCAATCATCTTTTTTCCTTTCAGCTTCAATTTGCTTTTGCAGTTTTTCGGTTTTTTCCATCTGGGCTTTGGCCTCTCGCCTTACAACCATCGTGTCCATGTACATCATGCCAACAAGGGGCAACACCAACACAAAGACCAGCGCGAACAGGACTAAGACCAGAAGGTATCCAAACGACCCTGATGATTGAGACTTATCATCCACATTAGGCATATTAGGTAAGCGACCACGAAAACCACCGCCACTGTTTCCAGCACCCTGTCCAATATCTGATTTTTTAACCTTTGTCGCCGCCATGCGTTCACCCGCTTTTGATGCAGTTCCAAAGCCGCTTGCTCCGATTTCTGGTCCAACAGCTTTTGGTACTCTTCAACAATTTCACGCCAGAGATCAGGTTGCCCCATCTCCCAGCGCACCATTTTCTCAAGGTCGGCATAAAACTGCTTTGTCTGCCTGAGAAACATCACATTGTCTATGGCTTGTGTGGCAAGATCGTCTTTGATTCCTTTGCGTTTGTTTTCTTCTCGTTGAAACTCTGCTTTTTCATGACTAGATTCAAGTTCAGCTTGACCCTTAAAGAAGTTTGACAATGCACCACCAACCTCGCTGGTGATCTTGGTCAAGTCATTGCCAGTTTTTTTTAAGTCTTGATATACGGCAACGCAACCCTTGATGCCTTCATAGGCACTTTTGCAGAGTGCAAATGCCGTGATGGGGTCAATTTACAACCCCAGTATTTTTTTTACAAGTTCACCAGCAAAACCAGGGCCAAGCAATACAGCCGCAATCACCACATAGAGCAAATACTCAATGCGGGTCATGCGTTGTGAACCAGACTCAAACGACTTTTCAATGGCGGTGTACCTCTCAGCACAAACCGCCTCATGCACCGCCAGTCGTGTGTCGGTATCCTCAAGCATCAAATGCCCTCGCCTTGCACGATGTACACAGTTGCCGCCGCTGATGCAAGACCGCTAAAATACGATGTGCGTGCAAAGCGCAAAATCTCCACAGCCCCAGGCACAAGCACGATGGCTGGACTTGGGTTTCCTGAGACTGGTGCAACAGCATTTGCCGTAGCCAATGCCGCAGTTGTACCAACGCCCAGAAACACCGTGTAGGTGCTGTCATTGATGATGCGGTATTGACCTGTGCCTTGTGCGTCAAGTCTGCCGCTTACCAGCGCCTGAACGCCAGTGGGGGCAACAGCCGCCGCAGGGACTACAACGGTCTCGCCAAGTGGCGCAAATGCAATTTGTGAATTGGTAGACATATCAAACTCCTTGTTTTGCTTGATAGGCCGCAATAACGCCAGCCGTATGCACCGCATCGCAAATGGCTTGCACCTTGGCATCTTCAGCACTGTAGTTAGCACCAGGCACAACAACATGACGATGGAATGTGCCACTAATTTGCTCACCGTTTTCCATGATGGCGGTTTTGGTGCGAACTTGTACCGAGCCGTTTTCGATCACTTCAATTAGATCGACCGAAATAATTTTTTCAAGAGCCATGATATTTCCTTGTTTCCAATCTGACTATCCAGTCAGACATTAAGGTTTCCAGTTGTCCGAACTGGTACGGTTTAACAGTCAATAGAGCCAGCGAATTCTGGCAGAGTTTTAAGGTGATCGTAACCTTGTGCAATAAAATTTGCACCACTAAGATTTGGTACAAAAGAATAATTATTTGATTGAGCAATCAAAAAACTATCTTCAGTTTTTTTGCCAATAACAACAGATGCAGTAATTTTATTTTTACCACCGCTAATTGATTCAATGCGAATATAGGCGTTGTTAATTTGTGCAGGACTATCAAAGCCAGCAGGCAAAAAAACAACATTTTTAGAAAGAGCCATTTTTATCTCCAATTAAAGATTAGTAACTTGGATACCAAGTTGAGCCAAGAATTGTCATTGTTAACGCTTTGCCAAAAACTGCCGTAGATGCAATTGCAATATTGCCACCAGTCGTTGTGGTAAATGTAGGGTTACTCGTAGGGATAAGAATAATTGACCCAGCAAAACCAAAATAAGGAACACTAATTGTGTTAATTGCAGCAGTTCCAGTCACAAATACAATTGTCGATTTTGGGTTGATACTTGATGCCGATGCAATAGTTCCACCATTGACCGATGTATCTGCACTAGCAATTTGTTCCAATAATGTGCCACCAGAACTATAATTAATTGCGTTTAAATTTTTTACATTTAAAGAAATGTTTGTTGATGCGATATCAAGAAATAATTGCGGATTGTAATTTTTTAAATTGACACTCAAACCAATAACACGGCATGACAAAGTGGGATTGCCATCTATTACATAAGCGCCAGAATAAGTTTGATACCCATTGGGACGGGAAAGTTTATAGTTTGTTAGATTTAGTACAGCACCGCCTTGGTCACCCGCCGCTGTGGTATCAAAT